CATCTCTGGGTCAATGTCATTAGCTGCAATTACCTCACAACCTGCGCGTTTGTAGCCCATGCTAGAGCCACCACCACAGGCAAAGGTGCTCATCACCTTTAATCCGTTTTTAGGAACAGAAGCTAAGTCTGCAAGGTTCCAGGCGCAATCTGGTTTATTTATCATCATCAAACTCAAATCCACATTTAGGGCATTGATGTCCCATATTGTAGTCATCTGGGTCAATTTCTTGCGTGCTTGAATCAGGATATAAATCTTTTTCTTTAAAAGTTAATCCAGCAATTTCTCCAGCACTATAACCAGTTAAGTCAAGGTCAAAGCCAAGATCTTTAATTTCAGCCAACTCCAAGGCTAGCATTTCATTATCCCAACCAGCATTCAGTGCTAATTTATTGTCGGAAATAATGTAAGCGCGCTTCTTAGCATCGGACCATCCTTTAGCTACCATTACTGGAACTTCGGTCATGCCTAGCTTTTGGGCTGCTAATGTACGGCCATGCCCAGCAATGATGCCGCCTTGCTCATCTACCAAAATAGGTGTAGTCCAGCCCCACTCTTTGATGCTAGCCGCAAGCTGGCCAACCTGCTCATCGCTGTGAGTGCGTGCGTTCCGTGCATAGGGGATAAGTTTATTTATCTTCCACTTTTCAACTTTATCTGCTGGATTCATGATGTCCTTAAAAAAAGGGGGCCAAAGCCCCAAGGCTGGCAACTGCTTGTCAGCGCCCCTATTCTGCTATTAAAGGTATAGGTATGTCAACAGGCCATCGCCCACTGTTGGTCAGCGCTCGAACAGTTTTATGGTGCGCAGCCTTCCAAGTTAGCTGTCTTTCCTCTTTTGACAACTTAGCCCCTGCATCAATCTCATAATGGCATCTAAGGCACAGTGCAGCGACAAGGTTGTCATCAGCCTTGATGCCCCTGCCTTTGCCGCCGCCCCAGTTACTATGGGCAGCTTGGACCATCTCACCAGACCCACAACATTGACAGTTAAGGCTTGCCACTAGCTTTAACAGCTTTTTGCTTCTGACATAGGGGTGCTTTGGAATCATTGGTGTGCCCTGTCTTGCATCCGGTTGGTCGCTTCCCTTGTGCGCCAGATTTCAATGTCTAGTCTTGCAGCTTCCAGCTCCCACTTTAGCGTTTCCTCTTGCTCGATTGCCAGCGCCAAACCTTTGAGCAACTGGTGATAAGCAGGGTCTGCGTAGGCTTCGCGCTCTTGAGCATTTGCTGCCTCGACCCCTAATTTCAGCGCATCTTTCATCAGCAGGGCTTTTTTGGACTTGCGGAATTCTTCAAGATAGACCCGCTGTGCTTTGGCTTCACCGTACGCTGGCGCTTTGTCCCTGATTGTTTGGGCTGCTTCTTCTGGCTTCATTTAATCTCCATCACCATCACATTTACACCAGCCACCGCTGAATAGACTTTTTTGACGTGCAGATCAATCACTTGCGTGTCGTCTTTAAAAATCACTCCATTCATTGCATCTAAGTAAGTTTTTGCGATGTTGTCGATGTCAGGCTTCTTACAAGGCTGCTCTAAACCGCTTAAACAGGCCTCGGTGCGTTTTTTTGAGTACGATTGTGGGATTGGATGTCTGACGTATAAAAAGACGCTCACAGCCGTTTCTAGTGGGTCTGTGCTGCCCATAGCCTCGGCTGCAAAAGACTTAATTAAGGTTTCGTAATCTTGGGTTTGCTTATCGGTGTAAACCCTAGTAAATTTTCCAAAGCGTCCAAACCTTGGTCTACCTTTGCCTCTGGGGTCGCCCTCAACTTCAAAGTGAATTTGCATCATGTTGTTGCCTGTTCATTTCTGCAATCAAGGTATCGAGACCATCCTGTCCACGAATCCTGAGAATGTCGGCCTTCACTTGCAGCCACCAACTTTGGGCTTGCATCTTCCCCAGCTTCTGCACCTTGTCCTTGTGCCGCCTCTTCCATTCCATTGCCTCGCATTGGGTCATGTAAATCGCCAGTGGAGTACAGGGCTGCGCTGATTTGTTCGAAAGTGAATTTGTGACCTTCACGGAGCTTGTCCAAAAGTTTGTTTGCGAGTTCACGATTCATCAAAACTGCTCCTCATCAGTCCAGTGCTTTGCAACAGATGCTGCAGGACTGGGCAAAGGGTTTTTGTCTTCTTTTGCGTGTTTTGAGCAAAAAGGGCGACTGCCGTCCATTTTCACAGCCCATCGGTAAGAACAACCTTGCACGCTGCACATCAGTTCTCGATCATCTTGAACGACAGGCTGGGTCTTAAAGTTAGTTAGTGCCATGATATTTACCCTCCACGATTTTTGCAAAATTGCTTGGCTTTAGAATCCACTCAAGGTCAGCAGTGAATGCCCTGCCGTCTTTGCTGTTGACTTTGCCAGTCAAGAACTTGGACTTTCCAACATGCTGGAAAAATTCACCCCACCAACCGAGAACATTGCTGCTGTCAATCGCTTGTGACTTTGACAGCTCCTCCGCAACTTCTCGCCATCGTTGCCTAAGATAGCCCTGTCTGGCAGCATTCCAGACCTCGACCTTACGCAGTGTTGGCAAGTGCTGGTGGTACAGGCTGATGACTTCTGAGTGTTTGCAATCAGGAATTTTTAGGTCAAGTTCACCTTCAGGTGGACATATATATTCTTTAATTGGTTCTTGGTTAATGGTTATTGGTTTATGGTTATTGGTTGGTTGAACGTCCGTTGAACGGGGGTTGTTCCGGCGTTCAGCAGATGCTTTACCAGCCCTAGACGCCTGTTCAATTTTGCCTTTGAAATGGGCGATTTCCTTATCAGCTCGGGTGTTTATCCAACCATCCTCAGTCAGCTTAAAGAATTCCTGAAGCACCTCATGCACCTCTGGTTCATGTTCTTTTAAACCGATTTGCCGTGCAACGACTGCTATACCGCTGTTCAACGGGCGTTCGCTTAGATAGTAGGCATCAAGCAAACGCCTGTAAGCAATGTCTTCAATGGGTGAAAGATGCCTTGTGTGGCTTACATAGTCACCAATGTTGAATTGGTAGTAATGCATAAAGTCCCTAAAAAAAAGACTTAGGTGGAACACTCAGCTTTTTAGGCTGTTGGCGGACTGGGCAATTCCAGCAGTGTTCCATCTAAGTCTTATTGCAATTCCCCGCCAAGGGATGATGACATCATAAATCAAAAATCAAAGCCTATCAAACCATTCTGGCCTAATGACCATGAGCTGATAGAGCCTGCCTTGAGGCAGCGTTTTCCACTGCCAAACAGCACCCCTTGTCACACCCAAAAGCCTTGCCAGCTTAGACTGTGAACCTGCCCTGTTAATCGCTTCTTGCTTTGTCATTGGTGCATCCTACTATACAAACGCTTAGTTTGTGATTTAAATTTCCTATCGATGTGGCATTCTTGATAAGAATTATTTTTTATAAATCCGGTTTATTTGTTTAGAGCCCTATACAATACACTCATGCCTCGGCAATTCCGCTGGGGTCTTTTAAAGGAGCCTCAAATGGCACACATGATAGAAAACAGCACACACACAGGCAAGGCAGAAATTGCTTATGCAAACCGCACCCCTTGGCATGGCCTTGGTCAACAGCTTACTCAAGATGCACCCATTGATGTTTGGCGCAAAGAGGCTGGACTTGATTGGGAGGCACAAGTTTCCCCCGTCCTGTTTTGGCCTGAAGGTCTGGTTGCACCTCAGGAAGTAAAAAACAAAAATGTGATCTTTCGGAACGACAACAAAACTGCACTGGGCGTTGTGTCTGACCGGTACAAAGTTCACCAGCCAGCAGAAGTTTTGGACTTCTTCAACACCTTGGTTCAATCAGCTGGTTTCACTCTTGAAGTTGCTGGTGCGATCAAAGGCGGCAAGCGCATCTGGGCATTGGCAAATGTCAACAAAGAGGCGGTGGTCTTGAATGATGATGCGGTCAAAGGCTATCTACTTCTCAGCACTTCTTTTGATGGGTCAGCCGCAACGATTGGTCAATTCACAAGCATCCGAGTTGTCTGCAACAACACCCTCTCGGCGGCTGATACGGAACTTTCACCAAGTCGTGTGATGTTGACCCACGGTGCAGACTTTGATGCAAGCCTGATGCGGGAACGCCTCGGCATTATTGTTGGCGGCTTTGATGGAATGATGGACAAGTACAGGTCACTTGCCCGACAAGGTGTTTCACTGGAATACGCAAAGAATTTCAGCAGCGAATTATTCCCTGCAATCTTTGACCCGCAGA